TCCGGCACGGCAGGCACTGCATCCGGATTGGTCAGGCCAGGGGTTGGTGTCGAGCAGGTCCGCAAGCTCGGCGTCATTGAAGCCAATGAGCTGGAGGTCAGCACCCATCGCCTGCAGATCGGCCAGCTCAACCCGGAGCAGGTCCTCATCCCAGCCGGCGTTCAGCGCCAACTTGTTGTCGGCGATTATGTAGGCGCGCTTCTTTGCATCGCTCCAGCCAGCAGCGACCAGGACCGGCACGCCGAGAAGCCCGAGCAGACGCGCGGCGAGAACGCGGGCATGGCCGGCAATGATCCCGCCCGTCTCGTCCACTATGACTGGCACGGTCCAGCCCCACTCGCTGATGCTGGCCGCTAGCTGCGCCACCTGAGCATCGGAATGCGTACGCGAATTTCGGGCATAGGGAACAAGGCGGTCGAGCTCCCACCGCTCCACGTGATCCGCTGGCCAGGCTGTCATGTGGCTTCTCCAGTTTGAAGGGACAGCACCGACCACCCCCTAAGTTCAATGCGCGCGCGAATGAAATTCATTGGGGGAGCGGTCCTCGCTTCGAATGTCAGAAACTTAGACCTCCCCGTGGGGGGCTTGGCGCGCAGCGTTGGTGCACCCTGCCCGATGCGGTGGCGGGCCCGACCACGCGGTTGCAGAACGTGGTCGTGGCGGTTGGTCGCGCGCGGTAGCGTGGCTTCGCTCCGGTTGCCGCGCCGTCGTCGAGCCGGAGGAGTGTAGGGTTGTGTAGGGTTCCCCATTAACCCCGTACGCACACGCGTGCGCGTGATACACGAGATATGGGAGACCCTACACAACCCTACACTTCTGCCTCGGAAGGCGCTGATTTGCATCAGAATACGCCCAATGGGGAGGGCAGCAGGCGGATCCCGATAAACATAACTCCTTTGCCGGTCCGCCGTTCTGTGAAGTGCTGCTCAAGCGCAGCCGAGAAGGCCATGTTGGTATCTGCCTGCTCTCCCCTGGCCTCAATCCAGGCCTTCCAGTCGCGGAAAAGGGCAGATGATGGTGTGCTCGCACCTCGCTGTGCCTCACACCGCTCGGCGATCCATTGGGCTAGTAGGTCCTGTTCGGCGAAGTAGTCGCTCGTCGCGTCCTTCACCACCCGCGGCATGCCAAGGCCGTCACGCTGCCACATCTGGCAGCCTTCAATGGCCCAAGCGAGGATCCCCGGCAGCTCGACCCGAAGGGCATCTGACAGACCGGTATCCGGCACCGAAGGTTTGAACGTGATTGGTAGGAGATGCAGTCGGCGACGCATCGCCTCGCCAGGATTGCGTATGGTCGGTCGATGATTGCCGACCATCGCCAGCTTGAATATCGGCTGGAACTCGAAAAAATCGCCGCGCATGAAGAGTGCACTCACTCGATCACCGCCCGTGAGGGTCTTAATCCGACTTTCCGCCAGTATGTGCTTGGCCTCGGTCTCTTGCGCCAGAACGAAGCGCGCGCCGCGAAGCCCGGCAAGGTCGGTCGGGTGGCGGTCATTGTGAGAGACCATGAAGGTCTCCATCGGAGCAGTGGTGGCGTAATCTCCGAGCATCTCCGCAATGATGCTAAAGAGGACGGTTTTTCCATTGCCACCTGGACCTACCGCGAAAAGGAAGGCGTGCTCTCGCGTGTCGCCGGTCAGGATGTAGCCCACCCATCTCTGAAGGTATGCAATGGCCTCGGCGTCACCTTGGAGGATCTCCCACAGGAATGCATGCCAGCGCGGGCAGTCGTCTCCTGGTGCGACAGACGTCATCTTCGTCAGAAGGTCAGTATGGCGGCTCATACGAGTTCGACCGGAGCGAAGGTCGACCACACCCTTCGGCGTGTTCAATATCCAGGGATCGGCGTCGAAAATCGCTGCCTCCCGTGTGTGCCGTCGATCGGCGCGGGCTAGCCTCTCGACAGCGGCTACCTTATGAGCGCTAGCAACATTTGAGACCCAGCTGGCGCCCTTTGCTTGGGCATCGGCACGCGCTGCATGCCTTCGGCAAATAGCGCGCGCGGTGTCGATGACTACCAGCGTGGTATCCTGCACCCAGCGCCGCCCGTCCCAGTACAACCAATGCCGCAACTCCGGAACATACAGTAGACGACCATCCTGCTCCGCGGAAAACGCCAAAGCGACCGCCTCGTCTGAGTATTGGGGCGGTTCGACGCCGCTGACCGGCCCCTCCGGGTCTCGGAAGCTTGCGCCCTTACGTTGGAGCAGTTCCTCGGGGGTTGGTGTGCTGTCGGTCATGGCGCAATTCCTCGCGCCAGATCATTGAAATCGCCGCGGGTTGGAGCGCAGATGCGGCTCTCACAACCGGCAGCGCGCCATCGAGTCGCGCACATGCTGGCCGCCTTGAGGCCTGGGCCATCGCCATCCGCAAACAGAGTCAGGACATCGATGCCCGCTAACACCGGGAAAGCACGAATTGCGCCTGCGCTCGTTGCGGCCCAGGCTGGCCGCCAACCGAAAAACTGCATGACCGACAGTGCAGTCTCAATGCCCTCGGCTAGGCCCAGGCTGTGGGTCACGTCTGCATCTGGGACAAGCCTGATTACCCCGGCGGTCCCCAGCATCATCCTCGCATTCCCGTTGGGACCCGGCGCCTTGCGCGCTCCGTCCGGGGTCAGGAATGTGCGGTGGACCCCGCACGGTTGCCCATCGATCGGGTTCGTCATGAGCGCGATCATTGCCGGGACTCGCTCGGGACCCCGTAGGCACTGGCGGTGAAAGCGTAGCGGTGCGTCCTCAGGAAGTCGGAGGCTTCTGGAAGCGAGATACACTTCAACGGGTGATCCCGCCGCTGGTTCTGCGCGGCGCCATACTGAGCTCCAGGACCAGCCAGTCCCGCTTGAGGTGCGGCCGAGCGGTCGTATTGGTGCTCGGGAACGCTGGGCTCGCCACGAGGGTGAGGCGGTGGTGGACACACCTAACCAAGCCACCGCCCAGTGAAAGGCTTCGGAAATCGAGCAGTTGCGGCAGTGGGCGACAAGGCCAATGGGGCCGCCACCCACGCCTGCCTCATGATCATACCAGGCGCCACGTTTGGCACCGTCGACCACCACCGCAAGGCTCCCACGACTGCGAAAGCGCCATTCGGGGCCGAGGCGGCTGGACGGCGGAGTGCCCAGCAGCTCACAAGCGAGGTCGCTCATCCCTGTGGCAAGAAGCTCCGTCGCTTGGGCTGCCGAGCAAATGGGCTGGAGTGCGGGGGCGGTCATCCGAGGGTTCCAGTATCAGTGCTGGAGCCAGCCTTAACGTCGGCTATGGGTGGCCCCTGGTGCTGGGCACATCGAGGAGCGGAAATGCTCCGCACCGTCGCCGCAGACTTGCCTGTCCAGCGATTTGGATCGCGCAGGTGCCTTGCGGCCTCCGCGACGGCTGGGTCCCGGGCACCTGCAATGCGCTCAAAGAGCCAGTGTTCGATCTCGCCTTCAATCCAGCCGACCGACCGTGGGGCTAGCGCAATCCGCTTCGGAAAGCGTCCGGCACGCTCTTCGTTGCGGATTGTGGCGTAGCTTAGACCGGTCCGCTCGACGACCGCCGAATGTCGCAGCACGCGTAGCTGCGTTGATGGGGATAATGCCATGTCTCACGCCTCAAGGGTGGTGAACGATGGCTCCGCATTCTGCACAGATCGGCTGGTCTGTGTCGGGATTAACTCAGAGGGGTATCGGCAAACCAGGTGCGGCGTCAGCGGCCAGTCACCACTGCAGCTAAAGGGCGCGGCAATGCGGTTGAGCCGCGCAACCAGATCGGAGAGGATTGCGCTGCATGGCTCCCGCCGCCGATCGGCCCAGATCGCTACGGGAGCCACACGGCATAGGTCTTCGGTTATCTCCTTCGTGCGAGGGAGATTCGAGAGTTCAACATATTGAACGCGGAGCAGGACACACCGCTGGCCCTAGCGCCTGTCACCCCGGCGTCTCATTTGACGCGGTAATGACGCGTTCCGGCGCATGGGTTTCCATCGCCCAAGTTCTTGAAGAATCGGCAGGTGTGATGCAAGCTGGATAAATGCCCCGCCCAATCGCAGCAGCCTCACCAATGATCCGCGACCTTGTGTTCGAGGTACTTCGGAACCCGGAGGCTTTGCCTCTTCGCCCTTTAAAGCACATGCGGATGTCGTCAGACGGCTCTGCAGCAGGCGAGACCACCCACACGGCATGGGAATTGGCTTGCGCTGCAGCAGCCGAGCAAGTCACCGATACTGTCCTTGAGACAGGCGACTGGCGTGGCCGATACCGTCCGCTATCCAGTCCGGCGGAGCTGAGGCGCGAGCTTCGTGAGGCAGGGCAGCGGCTTACTGTCGATGAACTGAAAACCTTTGCCAATGAGGCCCATGCCGCGGGACTGCCAGTTCGGCTGGGAGCCGACGGCGAACCAGTGGCCGTCAGCATACGGCGTGGCCTATTTCCTGGCGTGAGCATTCGCGTATTTCCCGCGAGCTGCAAGGACCCGAAGCGCAAGATCAAGCGCTTGCTCGCTTTCGCGGAGGCCGTCTGCGGGCCCGATGGGCGGCACAAACCAATCGACCAAGTATTAGATGCCTTTAAGGCGGCTGCGCGTGTGTTTGCCGAAAGCCGCTAAGGTTAATCCTGACACAGGCACACCGTCCTGTGCTGAATGACTAGCCATCATTCGCAACGCATAGGGCGTGCAAGATGGCTTCAAGATGGATATCGGTGGATGTGCTGCCGCAAAGGCCGCATCGGCTCACACAGGCGCCTTCCTGCATTCTCCGAGACCACCCTTCTGCGTGCGCCGTTAGACGTCCGGCACTTCAAAGCGCCGCTAGCACAGGTCTGGCGCCCCACCTAAGCGAGCTGTGCATCCTGCTGGCAAGCGGCTTACTGCGGCTCCGGCGCCGCAGTGCTGAGGATATCGCCCGTGACGCCGCACGGGCCGGCGACCAGAGAGAGAGTTCGCTACACTTCCGTGGCGACCAGAGCGGTCATGCGAACCGGACCACCCGGAGATCCGCATGACACGCTTGCCGAAACCCAAGGCCAGCCAGCCGCCAAGACCGATGATCGCCGCCGTCCCGCCAGCCGACGTGCTCGGCCGGCTGGCGGCCTTGAAAACCGCCACGACACTCGCCCTGAAGCAGCAGTGGCGCGAGCTCTTCGCCGCCGAGCCGCCACCCTACAACCGGCGCTTTCTGGAGAGCCGCCTGGCCTACCGGATCCAGGAATTGGCCTATGGCGGCCTGAAGCCCGAGACCACCCAGCGCCTGGAGGCCTTGGGCGAGCAACTGGACGGCGGCAACATCACGGTCCGCCGCATCCGCGGGGACGACAAGCCGCTGGCCGGCACGCGCTTGGTGCGGGAGTACCAGGGCGTCGAGCACAGCGTCACCGTGTTGCAGGACGGCTACGCCTATGACGGCCGACCCTACGCTTCCCTCTCCGCCATCGCCCGCGCCATCACCGGCACGCGCTGGAACGGCTGGACCTTCTTTGGCCTGAAGAATCGGCGGAGCGCAGCATGAGGAAGAAGCCCGACGCCGCCGACGCGACCATGCCGGCGGCCGTGAAGAAGCTCCGCTGCGCTGCCTATACCCGCAAGTCGAGCGAGGAAGGGCTCGACATGGAGTTCAACAGCCTCGACGCGCAGCGGGAGGCCTGCGAGGCCTATATCGCCAGTCAGCGGGCCGAGGGCTGGGTCCTGGTGCCGGACCGCTACGATGATGGCGGCGTGTCAGGTGGCACGCTGGAGCGGCCGGCGCTGCGCCGCCTCCTGGCGGATATCGAGCGCGGCCTTATCGACGTGGTGGTGGTCTACAAGATCGACCGCTTGTCACGCGCGCTGATGGATTTCGCCAAACTGGTCGAGGTGTTCGACGCGAACAACGTGACCTTCGTCTCGGTGACGCAGTCGTTCAACACGACCACCAGCATGGGGCGCCTGACGCTGAACATCCTGCTCAGCTTCGCCCAGTTCGAGCGCGAGGTGATCGGCGAGCGCATCCGCGACAAGGTGGCGGCGTCTCGTGCCCGAGGGATCTGGATGGGTGGCTTCGTGCCGCTCGGCTACGACGCGCGGGATCGCAAGCTGCTGGTGAACGATGCCGAGGCCACGCTGGTGCGCCGGATCTTCGAAGGGTTCGTCGAGATGGAATCCGGCACCAAGCTGGTCGCCATTTTACGGGCCGAAGGCGCCACCACGAAGCGGGGCCGCGCTTTTACCAAGAGCGACGTGTATCGGGTGCTGAGCAACAGGACCTACCTCGGCGAGGCGGTGCACAAAGGGGAGTCCCACCCAGGCGAGCATGCCGCCATCGTGCCGCAGCCGATGTGGGACGCGGCCCACGCCCTGCTGTCGGAGAGCCCGCGCGTCCGCGCCAACCGCACGCGGAGCCAGACGCCGGCGCTGCTGCGGGGGCTGATCTTCGGCAGCGATGGCCGCGCCATGTCACCCACCCACACGCGGGGCCGCCGTGGCCAGCAGTACCGGTACTACGTCAGCCAGTCGGTGCTGAAGGGTGGCGCCGAGGACGGACCGGCAGTCTCCCGTCTACCCGCGGAGCAGATCGAGGCCGCGGTCGTGGACCAGCTTCGGGCACTGCTGCGGCAGCCGGAAGTGGTCGTCGGCACATGGCAGGCGGCGCGGGCTCATGGGTCAGATGTGTCCGAGGCAGAGGCACGGGAAGCGCTGGAACGCGTGGATCCGCTCTGGGATGAGCTATTCCCGGCGGAGCGAGCACGGATCGTGCGCCTGCTGGTGGAGCGGGTGGACGTGGGATCTGACGGCGCCAGGGTACGGCTGCGGCTGGAGGGGCTGGCGAGCCTGGTGCGCGATCTCGGTGCCAGCGCAGCCTCCGATTTGAGGGCGGCGGCATGAGCGCCGTGGGGCAGACCCTCACGGTGTGGGTGCCGCTCACCATCCGGCAACGGGGCGGGCGAAAGCAGGTGCTGACGCCAGGCGGCGACCCGTGCTGGGCGCCAGCCCGGGGTCAGGTTGACAGTACGCTGGTGAAGGCGCTGGCGCGGGCGTTCCGGTGGCGGCGGATGTTGGAGGTGGGGCGCTATGGCACAATCGCGGAGCTGGCGACAGCCGAGAAGATCAATGAGTCCTACGTCAGCCGGGTGCTGCGGTTGACGCTGCTGGCGCCGGACACTGTGGAAGCGATCTTGGATGGGCGACAGCCGGAGAACCTGAACTTGCCGACGTTGATGAAGCCATTCCCGGTTGCCTGGGGGTCTCAGTGTCATCAGTGGGGCACGTTCCCGCCGGAGCTCAGAAACCTATAGCGTCATTTTAGAATAATTTAATTGCGGTTTTTGGGGAGGTGCTGCGATAAGCTTGCCATATGGATCTGCCAGCTGCTTCCCAGATAGGGACCAGGGAAATCGAGCTCTTCCTCCCCAGTCTTCCTGCCGAGCAAATCTTGGCCGCCTACGCCAAAGCACCCGGACGTGAAGACGCTAACGGTGGCCTCGATAGCCCACGTTCATCAGCTGCGCTCGCCGCGAACGCCTTCGGTTTCTTCTGGCACCGCCCACTTGATCTTCCACCTCTTCCGCGCCTGGAGGACATAGACTGGCCAGCGACTTCCGTTCGGGTAGAGCAGACTGCCCGCTTCCCTTGGAGCGGCGGTACACATCCTTGGCTCGACGTGCTGGTGCAAACGCCCGGTCATCTGGTTGGTGTTGAGGTCAAACGGTACGAGCACGTCAGTAGCGTAACAACGAAGGAGTTCAGCGAAGCGTACCGGCGGCCGGTCTGGGGCAACTCAATGGGGCCGTTCGAGCGCATGCGAGACGAGCTAAAGCCAGGTCGCTACAAGCATCTGAACGCCGTGCAACTAGTCAAACACGCCTTCGGCCTCAGAACCGAAGCCGCTCGGCCACAGCGGCAGGGTCGCAAGCCTGTTTTGCTGTACCTCTACGCCGAACCAGCGGCATGGCCAGATGGACGGCCCGTCGACCGAACCGCCCTAGCCCGCCATGCGGACGAGGTACGGGACTTCGCTGCGGCCGTTGAAGGCGCAGAGGTACGTTTCGCTGCGTGCACCTTCGCTGAACTGCGCGTCACCTTGCAGCAAAGTAGCATCCTAGAGGTGCGGGCTCATGCAGACGCGCTCGCTGGACGATTTGAGCTTTGAGCGGTGCGAAGCCAGCGCGCGGCTCCATTGGTAGCCCTAGCTTTTCAGACTGGGCGGTGGAGAATCTGCCAACCATCACAACAGCTGGTCAGGCGGCCGACCCTGTCGGACAGGCCGGATGCTCGATTTCCGAGATCACGGTCCGCAGCACGCAGCAACCGTACGTCCGGAAATACAGGGGCAGAGGTCCGTTCGAAGGAACAGGTGCCTGTTCTTCTTCAAAGCCCTCTGAGAGCGTCGGAGAGAAAGTCCCTCAGGGAGCGGCTGGGTAATCTGGCTGCGGCGGCGTGAAATAGGAGCGCTGCCTAGCCTTTCGTCATGGCGGCTG